GCCATTTGATTTGCACCTTGATATCCAGGAAAAGTTGTATAAGGGTCACGAAGTTCTGCTGTTGGATATACATTACCATTTGGGTCTGTACGTGAAGTTATAACAAAAACAGCAAATCCATATCCTGGTAACCATCTTGCAACCTGTGGAAGTTGTAACTCTAGTCTTTGTAGTTGGTCATATGATGTAACAATTCTTTCTAATTTATCTTTTTTATTTTTATTTCTTACACTATCTCTTGGATTTGTAACATGAACATCAAGTGCAGGTACTCTTCCAATTTTTTGTGCAAGTCTATCTAAAGCAGATACAAGTAAGTTTGGTGCAGGCAATAATTCAGAATCCATATTATTCATCTTTTCGCCTAACAATGCTGCTATTCCATCAGAACCTCCATTCATAATTGCACGAAATCTTTGTCTATCTACAAGTGCTTCATCATGCATTTTCTTTAGATTTAAAGTTCTATCAAGAATGTCATTTACTAGCATATTATCTCCATGGTGCTTCGTTCCATTCTACTACATCAAAGTCTTCATAGCTAGGAGTGTAGTCAATTCCTATATCAGCATATTGTTCTTTTTGCAACTGTCTTAAGACTTTCATTGGAAACCAACTTGCCATTACTATATCTGATTTATATTTGTTTTTACCAGATGAACCAAAAAACATAAGTTGTTTTCTATACATTTCAGATTTAGCTTGTGATTCTGCATTAGCAAAAGGTAATACAATAAGTCTGTCATCAAACATAGGAGATAGTGTAGATATACCAAATCGACTATCCCATTTGTTTTTATAGGTTTCATGACCTTCAAGTTTGATTGCATTTACATTTGCAAACTGTTTTATACGTGGGTCTTGCCTAATTGCTTTTTGAAAGTTGTTTTCTTCAATAACCCAATGTCTACATTGATATTTATCAAACCATTCAACAATAACCCTATATGCTTCTTCTATACCACCACCTTTGTTATTTTCTATGTCAACCATTTGTAACAGCTCATCTTCACCATTATCTAGTATTGCCCATAAAAAAGCAGCTTGATAGCCTGTAGCAGCAGGGTCTAGTCCTGCAACTAAATAACTATACTTAGGTATATCACCAACATATGTTGAGTGGTCCATACAATTAGTAATAGATTCTATGTTAAAGATAGAACCACCTGCTTTACCAGGTCTATTCATATAGACCATCTCAAATCTCTGCTGACCACCTGTAGTCATTGAGTCACGTTTTCTTGACATTAACCATTTGTAAGTTCTAAATCCAGACCAAAGCATACAATCAACATGTTCTTCTTCTTCTAGCTCAGGTATGGTACAAGAAGAGTCATGGGCTTCTTCAACTATGTTATCCCATGCATCATTGTCTATAAGTGCAGAATATAAATCTTCAGGGTGTTGTCTAGAACCTATGACCAACATTGATGTATGTTCTTCTTTTCTTGATGCAAGTGTTGTTGTCCACCATGTTTTTGTATTTCTTCTTGCACTTGGTTGTGCAGTAGATGCATGGTCTTCAATGTCATCTGCAATAATAATATCACAGTCTCTTGATAGTATCTTGCCACCTTTGCCAATACCAATCATTGTCGGTGATTTTATACCGTGAACTGTTCTTGTAGAAACTGTAAAACTATTTTTTGACCAAGATTTACCAGTTCTTGTTCTCGGCTTAAAAGAACCCATAGGTCCACAAAAATCTTCTTTTAGTCTGGCATTTGATTCTAAAGTATCTAATACAGAAGATACAGAGTTTTTAGCAATATCTTCATTACCACCTACCCACATAATTCTTACATTTGGATTTTTACATATTTGATATATTGCAAAATGTATAAGTAATTCTGTTTTACCATGTCTTGGTGGAGATAGTATTAATAACTGTCCACCTGTTTCTATTGAATTATTAATTGATGTAATCCATCTTTCATGAAAAGGTGCAGTTTCAAAAGGTATACCACGTTCTGTTAAGAAATATCTTTCTCTAAATGTAACAAAACTTTCTAATGATTCTATTGCTGCAGTTGGAACTTCCCAATCTGCTTGTGCTTTTTCATATTCTAAATCTTCTTGATATGCAGAAAGAAATCTTGATATCTGTGCTTTTGATACTTTTAATAAATCTGCTGCATCATCTCTTGTTATTTCATCACCAAGAACTTCATGCACTATACCTTCTGCTACAAAGTTTTCGTATTTAGGTCCTCTACGCGCAGAAGCTCTTCCATCTTCAGCCTGCGTTTGTTTTTTAGGTTGCTTAGCTTTAGTATTAGATTTTTTTTCAGGAAGTAAATATACTTCACCTTTTTCTTTAGCTCTTGACTTTCTTTTATCAATAAGTTGTCTACATTTAGTTGAACAAAATTTTCTTTGACCTTTAGGAAGAGTATTAGAACATTCTGGAACAGCGCAAACAACATTTACCATTTTGTCTTATTAGCCCAATAGGCTGCTGACATTTTTCCCTTCCTAATGTTTTTAGCATGTCTAGCCTTAAATGATTTACGTCTTGCTTTGTCTCTTTTACTTTTAGGGTTTTTACCTGCACCAGAAACACCCTGTTGTCCAAATCTGATAAGTTTTACCTTACCCCCTTCTTTCGCAAGAACGGCATGAGATTTGGTAGGGTGCTTCGGTGTTCTCTTTGGCTTGTTGTACCCAGAAAATCTTTCGCCTCTATATGTAATAGCCATTATTTTTTAATCTTCTTTATCTTTCCATTTTTAGTTCTAGCAAACTTATGTGTTTTAGTTTCTCTTATAAGAGTACCGTAATAAGTTTTACCACCCCACTTCCAACTAACTCTTGTAGCCATTAGCTCATTTTAGGTTTACGATTACCATTTGAACGTAACTTTTTAAAGTCAGCTCCAGTAATCTTGTCATATGGTGGAGCAACAGCAGCTATTTTTTTTTGTGCTGCAGAATATTCTCCATTAGTCTTTGGCATTATTTACCTACCTTTTTTTGTGCATTCACATGTGATTTAGAAAAACTAGAACCACGTTTCATTGAGTTTACCATATATTGAATGTGTTTTTTTGTATGATGCTTTGAATGTTTTTTCAAAGCAGTCTGTTGTCTTTTAGTCAACTTGCTAACGTCAACGCCTTTAATTTTCATCTTTTTTTCTTTTTCCTTACTGCCCTTGATTTCTGTACAGCTTTCAAATCTATATACCTACCTTCTTTATAGGCTTTAGAAGTACGTTTGATTTCAGCAGCAACAGATGACCTAGAACGTTTTTTATTATCCAGATACTTTTTAGGTACACCTTTTTCATAAGGAACCTTACGTTTACTTTTTCTTTTTTTTCTTGGCACTGGACTTCTTCTTACTTCCACGCTTTATGTCATTATCTTGAGAATGACCACCCCTAATAAAACTATTAACTCTCCCCATAGCCCAAGCAGCCATGGAAGATGATTTACTACCTGATGATAGATATGCTCCTTGTCCACGCCTATAAACTCTGGCGAGTTGTCCATATGTATATTTGGACTTTGCAGCTTTCTTTTGTAATGTAGCTTTTGTTTTTGCATTCAATGGTTTTCTTGCAGGTTTCTTTTTAGCCATCAAATATCACCTGCATATTCATCAGTTGTTTCTTTCATTATTCTTCCTCTAATCTATTTTTTAACTCTACCATAGATTTCATGTTTTCATTATAATTCATGTTTTCATTATAGTCGGAAACAAACTTTTCTATCAATGCATCTATTTTAGATACATTAGGTTTTTTATTTATAAGTTTAGAACCACATGCTTCAGATAAATCTATAGCCCATGCTTTTAAATCATCTGCTGTTTTAAATATGTTTGGTTGATTTTTTATGGACATGTCCACCTCCTCTGAAATTTATTTACATACGTTTTTTCTTTTTTTTCTTACCACGTTTCATTGGCTTTCCGTACATAATCACCTCCTGAGCTTTTTATTATAGTCTACGCACGCAAGATTTTTACATATCTTGTATGCTCTTTTAACCACCAATTCTTTATTACAAGAATTGCATTTAGTCTTCATTTACCCTATTATAACATTTACTATGGAGGACAAAGATTTAAATAAAATTGCTAGACAAGTGGCTTTAAACTTAGACCATCTTATGGCGCAAGTTGATTGGACATATAACAGACATACACCTTGTTTAGCATGTGGTGAAAAATATAAACATCATGAAGATGGTTTACCATGTCTATCTGATACAAATAAAAAAGCTATCGTTAAGCAGCGATAACCTTATCTACTAGCTCCATACTCACTTGTATTTCTTTCACAAATCCCGTTGCTAGCATATCGCTAATTGGAACAATCATATTGCGTGAAAAAAATTTTTTGTTTTCTGTTTCTATTATTTTGTATTTTTTGTCAGACACCCAGTCTATAATGTATGGGTTCAACTCAGTTGGATTCCAATACAATAATCTGTTGGTTGGGTATATCCAGTAAAAAAGATAGTCAGGAAAAGTTTTCAATGCACAACCTATAGTTTTTTTTGTAGGGTGTACTATCTGAATCTCCAGAGCTACATTGTCTGTTGTTACTGATTGTGTATCAGTTTTTACTTCAAAATATTTTGTGTCCATCTCGTTGGAGACGACAAAGAAGTCCGCTCCCAGTTTTTGTTCCCAGGTGTTAGTTGGTCGTACAATGTAAATTGATTTATCTTTTTCTTTTTTGCTTTCATAGAATAACTTAACAAGTTGTTCACCTTGTATGCCTGTTTCCAGGGTTTCTTCAAATTCATAAATATTGTCCTCCTTTATTTAAAAGTATGTTATCATAGATTAGTTTTTACACAAACATTTGTAATTTAGTACAGCGTTACAGGTAAAGTTGCTATCGGACGGCAGAAAGCTAATTACTGTGCTACGGTGCAGGACTGGGATTACCACAAGATTAGTACCCGAGGACGCAGGAACACTTACGAATTAAATTTTTTTTATACCGTGCGTATATGTCCGCACTCGCCTAAAAGCACATTCATACTATAAATTACAAACATTGTGCTTTTTACTGTACATATGCTATACTATACAGGACACCTAGCTATGCAGGACTAAGTCCTCCTGTAACACTTATTCCCAGTCACTAATATGGTTAGGTGTCACGTTTTTTTTGAGTCAGTTACCATAAATATTTTTAGAGGTTACATACACTACCTACCCCACCCCACATTAAATACCCCCGTAACAAGGTCTGAAGCGTTACTTTACATGTTGACTATACTATATCCCACCCACCCACCCGCGTGATATGACACGCGTTACACGAACCAATACATATACAAACCTATGTACAAATTTACTATACATATACCCCCGTATGTTAAGATGTGTCTAGTGTTTAGGTATCAAATGTTTCCCTCTTTGCTAAACCTCAGA